TTAATATTACAAGTATGTCCTAAACGTAAATCTAAATACTGCAAACGTTCGGGTACAGTACCATCTTGTTCAGTTTGGGAGATTAGTTCTTGTATATCAACGCCTTCGTCATTCATCCACGTAGCAGTTTCCCAAATACGTTTGCTAACAACGCCTTGTGCTTCTTCGTCAAAACATCCTTTACAACTTGCAGGTATCTCTCCACGTAGCATAGTTGTACGCACACTTTTCATATAATCATTATTAAATGCTTCTAGGGGAGTATTACGTGCAAAGTTAGCAGGACGACCATCTTCCATTTTAACAAGTCCTACTTCGTGATCTTCACCTGCACCACTAGCATTTGCTGTGCAGCATAAACGCATATCGCCATTTGGTCTAGTTGCTAAGTGTATCCAAGGAAGTACACAAAAGGTACAACTTGACTTAGATTCTAAATCACGTTGAAACTTTCCTAATCGTGTGTCTTCACTATCGTACCATTTCATTTCTTTTTGCCTATAATCATAAATCTTGTATATTTCTCTGTAGGATACTCGCCTGCCCAAATTACGTTAAGTCTAGACATACGTTTAAAGTCATCCAAATCTGCTGCACAATTAATATGTTCTTCTAACTCAAAGTAGTTATTACTTTGTAGTATAATTAATGCTTCGTCTGGTACTAGATTTAACCAACACTCATATGCACCGTTAGTAAGATGTTCGCAACTGGTGTTAATAACAATATCACCGTTACCATCATAATCGCTCATATCTGCGGTTACTGCTGTAAAACGTCCTTCCATTTCTTGACGCTTGTTTACTGTACTTGCAAGTTCTTGGCATGTAGGATCAATATCTACACTGGTAATGTGTTTAATAGGAATACCTGTGTTAAACAAAATACTAGACAATACTCCGTTCCAGCCGCCGTAAATTTCAATCTTTGCAGACTTGTGCCAAGTGCCGCACATTTCTTCTAGTCGTTCCGCGAGCCAGACCTTGCTGCGAAGTTGACCTTTCCAGAACGATTCTAATGTACGATATCTATCATCACTGTTGCGAATAGCATCCATCCAAAACATTACATCTTCAATTTCAACTTTCAAATTGTGCTCCTAGTTTATCGAAAATACCGCATTGCTTACTACATTCTTGTAGAGGCTTATCTGTCCAAGTATTTTCAATATGTGTAAAATAATTAGATTCAAATATATCCTTTAAACTTTGTTTGTTTAAATTAGGAAACACTTCAATCTGCTCCATATAATCAATTCTTGATTCTTGAGAGGGTAATATCCAACCAAAATCTAACCAACAACACGGACTTACTGTTCCGTTTGCACCTACGTATATCTGTGATTGTTTCTTAGCTTTACATACAATTGTAGGAGAAACTGCCTGTTGTGCTTGTTCAACTAATGGTATCATGTTTTTACTTTTACTAGTAGGCTCTAAATAATGAGTAGGTTTGCCATTATCATCTAGCACTGCCCATTTGTCATTTTTAAATCTACTAGTATGCTTTACTGTAAAATTATTAAATTTCATTTCGTTTGCAATAGTACGACATTCTTCAATTTGATGTTCGTTATGTTTAAAGACTAACATGGCCCACTCTGCATTACCGCCATTGTCGATAAAAGATTTTGCATTTTCAATAATCTTGTGCCAATCTGTAGATACTCTATATAAATGATGTGTATCTGCAAGACCATCAATGCCGAATGTTACATCTATATTTAAGTATGCAAGATCATGCCACCATCTTTTACTTCGTGCGCCGCCATTAGTATGCATACTAAGTCTTATATTAGTGTTGTTCTCTCTAAGATATTTAAAGATTTCAAGAGTGTCCTCAGCGATAATAGGATCTCCTAAATTGCCGCACATAAACAATCTATCCAATTGTTTTACAAAACTTACAGGGAACCATTGCTGAAATTGTTCTAATGTAATTTCATCTAGCGTTATCAAAGGATTTAGCATGCCGCCACTAATACGTCTAGGACACATAGGACAACGTGCTTGGCACTTACTTGTAACTTCTAAATGTATTTCTGTTATATCTGTATAATTATACATTCTTTACCTTTGGTATTTTGCTGTCTGCACTACTAACACAACTTGACGTAATACACTTACGTGGTGCTTTAAACAGCTCAAATCCGCCGTCTAACGTGCCTAAGGGTTCATCATGGCAACTATAGCTGCGCTTAACTTCGTTCTCTCTTATAACGCATCCTTGATATCCTGCATTACAAGTCCAACCTTCAAACTTATTAAATCCAAACGCATTAAAGCGTTCTGCCTGATCTAACTCGTACTCTTTTCCGTCTTTGTCATAGAGGGCGATTTGTGCAATTTGCTCTCCTTGCCATTGCTGTGGGAATCCTTGCTGCATTCTTGCCACTTGTTCTTTTGAATATCCATGTACCACGTAACTGGCGGTAGGATCGGACTGTGGCTTGAGAGTGACATTAATACCTCTGGCGGCAAATCGTTCCAAGCGTTCGTAAAGGTCTTCAAACATTTCCGGAACCATAACTTGATTAATTGTAACATGGGTTCCTCCTTTCATTAGTTGGAGACATTTATCTCCAAATTCTTGTTCATTAGCAAATTCTGCGTGATAGCTAGCAGTAATGCTTCTACGCTGTAATTTACTTGTTGCGTCTAACCACCTGTTCCACCATTTACTGCCCGGACTAAGATTTGTGGTCATATGTATACTTTGGTACTCGGGTGCTGTATCGCTACAGTAATGATCTATGATCTCCCCAAAGTATTTATAAGCAGTAGGTTCGCCTCCACTAAAAGAGAAGTGAAAATCAGTGAAGTTATTTGCACGAGCCTGTGCTTTGATACTATCCATGGCCTTTAAGTAAATTTCTAGATTTTGGTGGTCAGGGGTACTAGATCTAGCGTATGGCCAGCAATAAGAGCAGTTATAATTACAAAATCTAGCCAGGATCCACGAAACCGTGAAAAGATGGCTCTTTAGGAGAGTCTTCTGGCCAAACTCAGTAATATTATCCCACGGTATGTTTTGAAAATTGTTCATGCAACCAATCAAAGTCGTTTATTAAGAAAATATCACTGCTGCTAGAAAAGCCAAACTCCATGCCAGCCCTAGCACCTGCCACTGCATATTCACCAAATGGTCTATCGTGTCCCACGGTTGTCCAAGTTTTAAGTCTTTCATTTGTCTCTTCCTCGTTTTGTCTGTCAATTGTTTTACTTGCTAATTTAGCACATTCTCTAAATGCACTTTTCCAAGTATTAAAAGGATCTACATTAAATGATGTAATATTAGATACTTCTGGCATTGCCTTAAAATACTGGCTAATACTTGTAGTCATATCAGTCTTTGTTAAATCCATCTCTAATGTAAGTTTTCTAGGAAGTAATTTTACACCACCGTACCCATACACTAAATCATTAACAGGATTTTTACTGCGCCATACATGCACAGTTTCTAAATCATAATCGTCTACTTTATGAGTAAAATTAAATTCTTCTAATACTGTTGCGTCAGCATCAACTACCCAAAACATTTTAGTAAAACATTTTTTAGCTGCGGCAATGTGTGCTTGATGTATTCCTTTTACACCGTCTACACGCTTTGCTCTAGGAAATCGTGCTTTTAAATTTTGCCAATTATTTTCTGCTTCTGGTTCATTGTAACTTATAAAGACAATATCATACATGTTATTATTATACTACTTTTAAAATTATTTGTCAACTAAAATCTTTTAGACTAAAGTTTGTACCTAGCATATGATAAGGAGTTGCTGTTTTATCATTTGACCAAACAAGTACTTCCGGATCGTCATAAAGAAAATCGCAATTCTTACAATAGTCTATACTATCAAAATCTTTCATTTCGTGTGCTTTACGAAGTTTGTTATATTCGTCTCCGTACCATATTTCTTCTATGGTTTGATTTTGCACATGTCCTAGCACACTTTTGCTTTCGTTAGGAGGACCCATTGTTTGACAGCAAGGTGTAACTGCACCTTTTAATCCTCCGTTACCTCCACTACGTATTGTAATTTCAGGAGCAAACGGGCGGCCGCAAGTTCTGCGTTTGCTAGGATCACGTAAATATAAAGGCTGATAGTTTCCGCTCCAGTTATGCATTTTCCATATGTAGCCTATGCTACCAGTAGGACCAATAAAATTATTTCTGTATTGTTCTACTTCATAGTCTACTTGATTGTTATCAAGTATTAAATGATAACTGCTTATTACACAATTACTGTTAGATTCTTTGATGTATTCTTTTGCTTTTAATACATTAGTTTTAAGAAGTTCAAAGTTATCTACTGCCATCCATTCTTTATACTTTTCTTTGTTATACCCTATACAACTAAATCTAGCAAAACTTAGGCCTGCATCAACACAATCTTGCATGAAGTGCCCACTAAAGAAACTACCATTACTATACATAAAACTAGGAAAGCCTCGCTTAGTGCATTGTTCGATATATAAAGGCAGGTCTTTTGCCATAGTAGGTTCCCCTGATCCTTCAAGGTTGATTACTGGCTTGCCTGGTAGTTGATCTAATATGTTAATAAACATATCTAAAGGCATTTTGCGTGTCCAGTCTTTACCCCTGCCGGTAGTTTGTGGACACATTTGACATTTATAATTGCAGCCGCCAAACACTTCTACTACTGCACGTTCTAAATTAGGTACGCTCAATTTTTACTCCGTAATTGTTAAATGTATCAAAGCTAGGTACTAGACATAATGCTTGAATCTGTTGCTTTAAACTTGTTGAATCTTTTATAGTGATATTAATAGTATTTCTATACTTTCTAGGAACAGTGTATCCAAACTCAGTTAAATCAAAATTAGCAACTAGGTTAGTTTTTGCAAAAAACTTTTTTAATTTTAAATAATATCGATGTACTTCATTAATAATAGTATCATTTTTATTAAAATGTACATGGGGTATAAGACTGCCTTGGTCTGCTACTACGCACAAGTACATTTCATATTGCTTAAAATAACTTTTAAGTTCAGTATAATTTAAAAATACTCTATCGAAATTTAATTCGATTCCTCCTGTGTTAAATGCTAAAATTTCCAAAGGTCCTGTATGAAATAAATCTATAATTTTTTGTCGAGAGCCGCCTGGATGTATTACCCATTTGTTTTCTCTAATATCCCAATGCACTCCTAACGGGTTTTTGAAAGACTGATTTGTAATATAATCCTTTGTTAACCATACTAATTTACAATAGTTCTCAATAGGAACTTTATATTCGCTTTTGTATTGTTCAAAATTATCTACAGAAATATTATCCCAATTAATACTAGTAAACAGTCCGATTGTTAGAAATTCTTTAATTTCATTCTTAATATTTCCTACTGTATCATACGATAGCATATCTTTATTAACTGTTGCTAACCCTAAATATTCATTTTGATGCTTGTAGTTAAAAAACAATCTTTCATGTGAGTCTGAATTTGGAAGATGTTTAATAATCATGCTTGGCCCCATTTGCTCCACATATCTGTTAGTAACTTAATATAGGATGCGTCTGCATGTCTAAAGTCATACTCTATACGTTTTTTATTAAATTCAATGCTGTAAAAATCTGTATATTCTTTAAAAAAATCGATAGCTTCGTTAAATGGCATATTTTGTATTCGGCCAACAGGTGCATAACCTAATGCAAGTTGTTCATCTTTAGGATCTACTCCTTTAGACTCTAACCAAGTTGTAAACTTATCATCAGATGGTAATTCGTATCCTGTACCAAAGTAACAATTAAACTCTCCACTAATCACACGATGTTCTGATATGCCGTCTGCTGTTACTACATCGTCATTGTCTAGATATGCTTCATACCAAGTTTTACCAGTTTGTGCATAATGCAAATATACTAATCCGTCATCAACTTCTTTAACAAAGTCTTTTTTAAACGCCGGGTCTAATTCTATACGCTCAGTTACTCCAAGTAAGTTATAATAAAAGTAACCATTTGTATACCCGTCATCTCGAATGTTTTCAGTTTCGTACCATGCTTCTAATTCATGGCAGCAATGATTTAAATAACAAATAGCAAGTCTAGTATCGCCGTTAGCAGTTGTTAATTCACTACCTGGATTCCATAATTGTCCTTGCATTACTT